TTAACCTTATCGCCTTCTTTAGCTACTACCACATGAGACTTAGTAGGGTGGCTAGGAGTCCTTTTAGGCTTGTTAAAACCTTTTAGCCCTAACCTAGTTAGTCTTGGGTCTTTAGCCATTGAATTTAGCCTTTAATTCTTTTTTACGTTCTTTCCTTCTTACAACGCTTTCAATCTCTTTATCTTTATAAGTTGATGGAACTAATTGACATTGACAATTTTGTTTACAAACGCTAAATCCGCTTCTAGGTGTGCCAATTGATGACCATTCTTCCCAGGTGGCGGTCTCCCCATGTCTAGGTAAGCAATCATCACACACATTACCGCCCGCAGTAATCCATTGGAATTTTTTTATATTCTTATCGCCATATTGCCCTCGAATAGCAGCTTCACTCATCATTTGAACCGCATTACTAGTTGTGTTTTTTATTGCGTTTCTATAAGTGCCAAAGATTATTCCACCTTCATTTAAATCTTGCAATAATATATTTCTTATTACATCTTTACTAGTGCCAGTAGCGGTCAGGTTTGTAATCGTTTGTTGTAAGTCTAATATTGTCTTTGTTGTAGCAGTTGTCATAGAACTTGTTATTATTATTTCTAATTCATCTAACGCATCTGATGTTTTTAATTCATTAGGCACGCTGTAAATTTCTTTCTATTTTAATTTCCATTCGTCTTAATAAATCTTTTTCTACTTTTGTAGTAACTCCAAACCATTCTCTTTTAGGTAATCTAACTCCACCCTCTTGATGATAAACGCCAATTTCAGTTCTACTTTTTGGTGGTGTTAATCTTGATTCTTGGCTTTGTGGAGTTGCTTTCTTATCTATTCTAATATCTTTCATAGTACCAGTGGCATATAAAGGAACTCTAGGCTTCTTATACCCCTTTAAACGCTTGCTTTTTATTGTTGAGGGTTGGAGTCTCTTCATCATTTTACCATCAACGCCTTGTCCAAACCTTAATCTTCTGTCATGGTCTTTAACGATTGCTTGAGCAGCTTCATTTATTTCTTTAGACAAATCAAATGAGACTTTATTCAAGTTAAACTTTTTAGATATTTTTATCTTTGTTTTCATGACTTCTCTATAATCTTAGTTGCGAACTTTGTACCTTCTTTAAAGCCTTGCTTGATTTCTTTGTCATGGTCTTGCATAAATTGTTGACCTAATGCCATTAAATAAGACTCAGGGTCTTTTAGTAATTCATCTATGTTAATTACATCTAATATACTATCAGCATCTTGCCCTACTTTTAATTTTAAGACATCTATTTTATCTAAGAATTTATTGACTATCACTTACTTGCCTTAACGATTGAAATACTGCAGGTTGATTTGCTTGTCTCTGTGCTTGCATTTGTTGGGCTTGTTCTTCTTGTACTTCGCCCATTTTCATAACTAACTCTTCATCACTCATATCAGGATTAAAATACAATAACAAATCTTTTTGGCTCATAATACCATTGTCTCTTTTCCAATCAAGCATTTTTAGTTCTTGCTCAACTGATAATGGAAAAGCTATCTCACCAAAATCAATAGATAAATCATCACTTAACGATAATGAACCATGCACATCTAATATTGTTTTATCAATCTCAAATCTATCATGTTCCCATTGCCTAAAATAAGATATATCACTTTCCCTTGATTCTAAATTTTCAATCTCCATAATCCGTAATGATTCACCACTTGGAGCATTACCACCAGATTCACCCCATCTAATCCTTAAGTGATTATTCTCTGCGGTTTGATTTGCAAACGCTTTGACTGCTTCAATCATTTCAATTAGACTTCCAGCAGGAGATACATATTGAAAAGTTGCACCTTCAGGTAATATAATAGCCGAATCAATTCCTGATTTAATAACTGATTGTCCTTCATCTATTCCAGTAAATACAGGTTGCCCTAACTTTGAACGAACACTTAAAGCAATCTCTGTCATCGCAATACCAATTTGAACTGCACTCCTAACAACATCAAAAGATGATGAGGGGTAACAAACTTTACTAATTGGATTTATTCCATAAGGGTTTAGCATATCCTCATTGCCCTTAACAGCAAATCTTTTTCCCTTTTGATTAAATTTGAAATGCATCCCTGGCATCCCATCTCTATCTTCAGACCAAAATACAAACATTCTATCATTTCTACTTTGCCCCTTGTCTATCTCATAACTATACCCATAAGGCTCTGATTCGCCTTCTAAATAATATTCTTTAACGATTGGCAATACTTCATATTCTAATCTTTGTTTGCGTTCATTATATTTTGTTTTAAAATGACAACTACCTAAAAGCCAAGCTAACTCACTAAATTGTTTTGTTTGACTATCTAACATATATGCAATTCTTTTATAATCATTATTCTCTTCACCGCCAATATATCTTAAAGGGGCTTCCTTATATAGCATCATTCTCGCCCTTGAAAATCTAGGAACAACCTTTTGTGGGTATGTTGGAATCTGACTTAACGACTCACTACTAAACCATTGCTCTAAATGCTTATCCATATTGATATTAAAATAGAAATCTAGAGCAGTCATTCTCTCTATTTTTTGCTTATCTTTAAAATCTTTCTCAGCATCCGCTACTGTGTTTAATATAATCTGCTCAGAGAGTTCAGGGATTACGACTTGATTTACTGTTCTTCCAAAATTGTACATTTATTCACCATTTCATTATTTTACTAGCTTTACTTACTACAGGGAACTTATAAGCTATTGCATAGCTACAAGCATCTAATGCGTGAGTTAATTCTAGTTTTGATTTATCTATTCCACCCTTCTTATCTCTCTGCACTTGTTCTAAATCTTTTATTAAGTAAACGCACTTAGGGTCAACTGTCATTGTAACATTTCCCTCCGCATCTAATAACTTTCTATTCAACGCGTTTAATCTATCTATGTGACTTGGATGTGATTTCTTTGCGCGTATTAAAAAACCAAAGTCTTGCAAGATAGCAAAGTCAGAACGATTAGAAGTCGTACTTCTTGCCGAGCCTGCGGGGTCAGGATAGACCTCTATGTTTGGCGCAATAGCCTTCATCTTTCTAGCCATTTCTTCGGTGTTACTATTCTTTATAACTACCTCATTAAAATAATGTATTGTACCATCGGTATATTGACACGCTAATACCGCAGTCATAGCTGATACGTTAAAATCACAGCCCCACCACAATGAGTTTGGTATTTCTTTTGCTTTCTTAACATGAATCTCTCTATCAAAGTTCCAAGCTGCTCTATTACCAGTTGATTCAAACGATGCTTCAAATTCTTGCCTAAATAATGTAGCATCCATTGTTCTTTTAGCTCTTGCTATTTCTTCCGCGGGTACAAATCCACCATCTATTGTTTTAAATTGCCAAGACTTCCAATCTGGCTCTGTTTGTCCTTTACTATACAAATCATACATCACATCATAACCGCTTGGCGTACCTATAAATAATACGCTTCCTTGCGTTGTTGCTAACATAGGATATATAATTTCTTCCCAAACATGAGGTTTAATGTAAGCCATCTCATCCATTACGCATTTAGTAAGTTCGACTCCACGCAAGTTATGTTCATTGTCTGCTCCTTTGACTGCGAGTTCAGCACCATTTTCAAAAATAACTGACATCTCACTCTCATTTAATTTAGCCCCAACAAACCCTGCAAACATTTGTCGTAGAATAGGAAACACTATCATCTTTCCTTGCCTGTATGTAGGCGTAATGAACCACCTTCGCTCCCCTTCTTGGAATGGGTCTTTCAGTAAATACATAAGACTTAAGATTGTCTTTCCCCACCTGCGACCACATACTAGAACTTTGAACCTGCTTGGGTCGTTTAATATATCCTTTCTTGTTTGATTTACATTCCATTGAATCATTTTTTAATTTTTTTAATCTGACCACTCGATGTTCTAGCAAATTTATGTGTTTTAGTCTCCCTTATTAAAGTTCCTGAATAACGCTTATTTCCATATTTCCAACTTACTTTTTTTGCCATATTACTCTCCTATTACCATTACTTGTATTGGTTCGCTTTTAGTTACTCTTTCTTGTCTATCTAACGCTTTACCTTCCATGCGTTCAACTATAAATTGTATTGCTCTTAAATCTCCTCTTTCCGCTAATTGAAATAACTTACCTAATATGATTTCTCTGCGCTCTTTTCCATTTACTTCTTGAAAACTAAACTCTTTAATTAAATCACTATAAGCATTTCGCCTACCATTAGGGTTACCAGACTTACCTTTTTTCCATCGGCTTTCCTTACCAATCTCATTACCTTTTTTAAAAGGCTTACCCCTGCTTTGCCCTTGTTTACTCATCTAATTGCACTAACCCCATTGAGATGGGTTTGTTTAACATATCCATTAAATCCTTTACTTTGTCATTATCCATTTCAAAGACATCAAATTCAATTCGCCAGTTGTGAGTCATCTTAAGGTTTTTAATCCCTACCAACTCAACATTTAACGCGGTGTTATTTTTTCCTTTTGCCAAACTTAGCTTTTTTAGGCTTCATTGGTTTGGATTTTTTTGATGGTCTTCCACGCTTTGAGCCATAAGTTCCTTTACCAGCTGGCATAATAATCTCCTTAATTTATAAGTGCTTAAATTTAAAAAGACTTTTAAAACTAATGAAAGCGGTTATTTTAATTAAATACGCTAATCTATAATAGCGTTTATTGGTGTCTATTTAGTGCTATAAGCGGGTTTCATGCGCATTAGTGATAGTATCTTAGGCGTTATGTTCATTGACTCGTTTTGAGGCTTATAT